AATGATGGATTCTGTATTGATGGATCTAGTATTCATTTTGGTGCTAACTTAACAGCACATCCTGATTTCATTCTTTATCTGCAAGGTGCAGGTGTTGCGTCTATAGCAGATAATACAGTTACAGGTGCTAAGATTGCACTTGGTTCTGATGCTGCTGGTGATATCATGTACTATAATGGTACAGATTATGCTAGACTTGGTGTAGGTAGTGCAGGACAAATGTTGCAAGTTAACTCAGGTGCTTCAGCTCCTGAATGGACAGCAGCTCCATCTGGAACTACTAACCTAAGTAATACAGCAAACGGTACATCTCTAACTGTTGAGTCTTCCTCTGGTACAAACACTGCACTACCAGCGGTAACTACATCGGCTTGGGGTGTAATGACGGATGAAGATAAGACGAAATTAGATGGTATAGCCGCATCGGCAAATAACTACTCACACCCCACAGGTGATGGAAATAAACATATACCAGCAGGTGGAAGCTCAGGACAATTTCTGAAATATGATTCGGCTGGTACTGCGGTTTGGGCTGCTGATAATGATACGACCTACTCAGTAGGAGACGGTGGATTAACTCAGAATAATTTCACTAATACACTCAAAACCAAGCTTGATGGTATTGCAGCATCTGCTAATAACTACACACACCCTAACCACTCTGGAGAGGTAACATCTACAGCTGACGGTGCAACAGTTATTGCAGATGACATAGTTGACGAAGCAAATCTAAAGGTAAGTAATGCACCTACTAATGGATATGTCTTAACAGCTAGATCAGGTAATACTGGAGGCATGACTTGGGAAGAGGCTTCAGGTGGTGGTATATCATCAAGTATTCTTGAAAATGTTGCAGCTCTAACAGCTAATCATACAATCACTACAGGTAATAACGGCTTAGTAGCTGGACCGTTCTCAACAGGTAGCTACACATTAACGATCCCTAGTGGATCAGTATTCACGGTGGTATAACTATGGCAATTACATTAAACGGAACAGCAAATACCATCAGTGGATTAGCAGTTGGTGGAGTTCCTGATGGAACGATAGATACAGACGCTTTAGCTGCAGGTGCAGTTACAGCAGCTAAAAGAGGAGCAGGAGCAATTCTTCAGGTACTCCAAACTACAACAAGTACCCTAGTATCTAATACAACAACATCTTATGTTGATACTGGCTTGACAGGGAATATAACTCCTACAAGTACTAGTAATAAGATTTTAATTTTGGTTTGTCAGGCTTATGAAAACAAAAGGTCTTCCACTGGCAATGGAGGCGATATTAAACTTATGAGAGATTCTACTGACCTAAATCTCATAGTACCTGGTGCAGGAAATTCCTATGGTTTATATATCTTTGCTGCAGGTGTTAGTAATGTATCAAATTATGATGTCTATAACTTAAGTTATTTAGATTCACCAAGTACAACTTCTCAAATAACATACAAAACGCAATGTGTAAGTTATAGCGACAGTAACAATGCTGCATTTAAAACACAACCTGATAGTGCTAAATCTTTTCTAACACTTATGGAGGTAGCAGGATAATGCCAAAATTAGATCACGATGCAATTTTTAAAGCATATCCTGAGGTTCGTATAATAAGTGATGACACAGGAGCATTTAAAGCAGACGGAACCACCAAGGTTACACTTGTTCAATCTGATATAGATGCAGCAAGAACAGCATTAGATAAAGAATTTGCTGATAATAAGTATCAAAGAGATAGAGAAGCTGAATACCCAAGTTATGCTGAACAATTTGATTTAATCTACCATTCAGGGGTCGATGCTTGGAAGGCTAAAATCAAAGAAACAAAAGACAAGTATCCGAAACCATGAGTGAATTAAAATTAACAGCTGACTCAGGAGGAGGCACTGTCTCCTTTAAGGGTCCAGCTACAACAACAGGAAATGCTGCTGTTCCATTTGTCTTACCAGTAGCCGATGGGAGTGCAGGACAATATTTAAAAACAGATGGCTCGAAAAATTTAGGATGGGCTAGTGATGCAGGAGCCGTATTAAATACCTACTCTCGGACTGCTGCTCAATTAAATGGAAATAATGCTATTACAGTAACTGGACTAGATGGTAGTGCAATCAAAAAGCTTTGGTTTATTGGTTGGGGATTATCTAATGATAGTAGTTCAGGAAATAATCGAATGGATTGTCGAATAGGTGATTCAGGAGGATTAGAAACGTCTGGATATACAACAACATTCGCAAAAGTAGGTAGTTCTTCAAGTGGTCATAATGGTGATGCTAGTTGGGAAGTAGGTAATGGTTCTGGTGGTGGTGGTGATACAGATTGCTTTTTCTTCAATCTAGCTCCTGCTTTGGCTGATGGAACATCATGGGTATGTGATTGGAAGCATGGTCAAATGCCTGGAGCAGGTGGAACATGGATGAACACAGGTATCGGAACTAAAGTTTTATCAGCTGAATTAGATAGAATTTCATTCTACTGGGTAAATAGTCACGACTTTGATGCTGGTTATGCACAAGTATTCTGGTTAACTTAATTATGACAACACAAATAATATACGATGCCAAAGATGGCACTACTTCAATAGTTAACTTAACAGCAGATGAAATAGAAAGTAGAAAAACTACGTCAGCAGAAAATTGGGCTTTCTTAAGAGAACAAAGAGATTTTAAGTTAACAGAAACAGATTGGTGGGCTGTATCAGATAGGTCGATGACTTCAGCTCAAACAAAATATAGGCAGGACTTAAGAGATCTACCTGCTAACACTTCAGATCCAACAAACCCTACCTGGCCAACTAAACCATGAGCCAATTAAAAACAAACGCAATACGCCATACAACGGCAACTAGCGATGCGATTACATTGGCTAGTGATGGAACGTGTACGGCCAAGATTACTAATAATCTAAGTAATAGAAATATTATAATTAATGGTGCGATGCAGGTTGCTCAGAGAGCTACAACATCAACTGCATCAGGATTAAACACAATAGATAGAATGACATGGGGTCTATCAGGACATAGCGTTACTGTTACTCAATCGCAACATGCATTAACTTCTAGTGATTCTGGACCTTGGGAAAAAGGTTTTAGAAAATCATGTCATATTGGATTATCTGCTGCTGGTACGATGGCAGCTAATACAACTATGAGTATGTTCTATAAAGTAGAAGCTCAAGATATAGCTAACTCTGGTTGGGATTACACTTCAGCCTCAAGTTATATAACACTTAGTTTTTGGTTTAAAGCAAGTACAGCACAAACTTTCTATCTTCTATTATTTACAAGTGATGGAACAGCTAAGTCCATAGTTAAAGCCTTTACTCCTGGTAATACAAATTGGAATAAATTTACATTTAAAATACCTGGAGCATCAGGAGTTCAGTTTGATGATAATAATGGACCTGGGTTGGATATTGGAATTGTTGCTACCTATGGAACAGATAAAACAGGTTCAGGTAATAACTTAGATGCTTGGGGTAACTATAATTCAAGTGAAAGAGTACCTGACATGGCTAGTACATGGCTAACAGCAGGTGCTTCAGAGTTTGAATTTACAGGACTTCAGTTAGAAGTAGGAGACGTTGCCACTGACTTTGAACATAGATCGTATGCAGATGAGCTTGCTCGCTGCCAACGTTATTTCTGGATGATAGCTGACGGTTCTCTTGGTTCTACTAAGACAATAGCAATAGGTTTTGTTTATTCTGCAACTAGTGTAAAAGCGGCTGTTTTTTACCCTGTAACAATGAGAACTGAACCTGCTCTTTATCAAGTGACAGCTACAAATGCTTATCAAATATTACAACCTGGATTTACGTTCGACTATCCTGATGAAGTTGCTTCATTTGCAGGTAGAATAAACATGGGTGAATTTGAATTCGGTGATGATGTATCTGGTTTAACCGCAGGACAGGCTTGTATGGTTAGAGGTAATGATGCTGCTATGAGATTAGGCTTAAATGCGGAGCTTTAATTATGACTTATAAATTACTAAAAAACTCTGAAACAGGAGTTGTAGAATCAGTTATTAAAAGAGAGGGTGCTATAAAACATATCATCCCTTTCAATCCTGAATTAGGTATTTATCAAGAGTACCTAGAATGGGTAGCAGAAGGTAACACAGCGGAGGCAGCAGACTAATGGCATTAACAAAAGTACAAGCTGCTGGGTTAACAGCTGATCTAATAGATGAAACAAAACTAGCCGATAACTCTATAGATTCAGAACATTATAATGATGGATCTATAGATAATGCCCACCTAGCAGATGATGCTGTTGGTATTGCTGAATTGTCAGCTACTGGGACAGCCTCTAGTTCTACCTTTTTAAGAGGAGATAATAGTTGGCAAACAGTTAGTACAACACCAGAAGGTACAGCAATTTTATCCACTGGTGAAACAGGTACTGCTAAATTTCTAAGAGTAGACGGTGATGATTCCTGCTCTTGGCAAGTACCACCAGATACTAATACTACTTATTCTGTAGGTGATGGAGGTTTAACTCAAAACAATTTCACCAATACATTAAAAACTAAATTAGACGGTATAGCAGCTTCAGCTAATGCTTATGTACACCCTAATCATAGTGGTGAAGTTACATCTACAGCAGATGGAGCTACCGTTATAGCTGATGATATAGTAGATGAAGCTAATTTAAAAGTATCTAATTCACCAACAAACGGTTATTTCCTATCAGCTCAATCTGGTAATACAGGTGGGTTGACATGGGCTGAAGCTGGTGGAGGTAAACTTCTCCAATGGGGAAGAATTGCTACTACTGCAAATCAAGATTTAGGTACTACATATACCTTTACGGATTTAACTGATTTATCTATTGATTTCACACCAGTCTCAGCAAGTTCTCAACTATGGATAACAGGCCATCCATATTTTCGTATGACAGGTAGTACTACTTACTACGGTTTTTGTAGACTTAGAATACAACATGATGGTAGTACAGTACATGAAGAACAACATGTTTATAAAGGATATGCACAAGGAGGAGTAGCTACGGGTATTGTTGCTCATAGTGGTCTTGTCCCTATTTTTGGTTATGTAACCAGTACAGGAAGTACAAGTCAAAGAACTATAAAACTACAAGCACATAATGAAAACAATTCCAATTCAGCTTTAGTTATGGGACCTTATACAGGTATGAGTTTCTTAACAATTATGGAGATAGGATAATGATTGATTTCGAAACACCAACAAAGGCTGATGCAATTAGGTCATTAGTACCTAAAGCAGAGTTTTATACATCAAATGATGTACCTACTTATATAAATCTAAATGGTGAAACTCAACCTACAGATTCAGAAATAAATGCTGAATTGACTAGATTAACAAATGTTCATAAGGATAAAAAGTATCAAAGAGATAGAGCTGTTGCTTATCCTGCCATAACAGAACAATTGGATCTCCAATATTGGGATCAAGTGAATGGCACTACTAAATGGAAAGAAGCTATTGCTAAAGTTAAATCAGATAATCCTAAACCCTAATGTCAATCCCTCTACCTACTCCTAATCTCCCAACGCCCATAGACCTGCCTAGGATCGAGCTGAACCCCCCTTCAGCACGTATACCATCATATCGCCCCATGGTGATCCCTCCGGCTGATCTAGAGCCTCCTGAAGAGGTTAAGAAGGAAGAGACAAAAGAAGAACAACCTGAACCACCTACACTTAAGATTCCGGTTATAGATATACAAATGCCTATACCGGAAACAGCAGTAGTAGTAACAGCTGTAACAACCGCAGTCGTAGCAGTAGCAACAACTACTGTTACGCAATCGTTATTTGAACCAATCAAAAAGAAAGTTCAAAAACAACTACAAGCTAAAGTCAACAAATGGAAGGAAAACAGGAAGAAAAAAAAGGACTCCTCTCAAAGCTGAAAGATGCTGCAGAGGATCAAGAACACCAAATCCAAATCCTTGGTACATTCGTCAGACTAGGCGTTGTGGTTTGGTCAGGGTTCATAATAACTATGAACTATGTAGAATTACCAATGATCAAGAAATCTGGTAACTCAGATATCACGTTCGTTGCCAGTGTGTTTACGGGAGCACTTGCCACTTTTGGCTTGACCACTGGTAATAAGAACGGTAATACCACTCCCGTCAACTGTCCAATGAACAAAAAAAAGGAAGAATGAAGAAATGGCTTTTACTCTTCCTACTGGCCTCACCCACGGTAGCAAGAGCAGAATTAGTCACCCCCAATTTCACACAGGGGTCGATGAATTCCACAACAACAACGACTCAAGAAATCGTGGAGGAGATAACCATCACGACCTATGGTTCAGCATTAAACAAATGGTCTGGGGACAATATAACCCATA